CCACCTAGAAATGTATACTTTGGGTGAGGACACAAACCAAGTTCGTGTACTACTTCACCGTGGCGCTGTTCGTATATAATTCTTGCTTCGTCTTCATACTTTTCCCCGTGTCTAGTAGCTTCGTTCCCCTCGAATTTAGGTCCTTTCCCACATTTCCTTAGTAGAAGTTGGTGTGGTGTTTCATATTTATTTACCCCTATAGCTGAAGCTGCATCAGAAGCAGTAAGCATACTCATTCGAAGATCCAACCATTCTTGTGATTTTTGTGGTGCATACTCAAAGTCTAACCACTTTTGTACATTTGGGTGCATGTTAAATAATTAATACATATTACTTTTAAGCTTCTTCTTCACTGCGTGCATCTCGTAATCTTTCTCGCAAAACGCGGACTGTCCCAGCACACTCAATGTTACGTTTTACACATTCATCAATAAGTTCCTGTTTTTTCATGTGTGATAATTTCGGTCGTAAAATTGTTTCTCTTTTATCGTACGTATTACCTCGTGATGTAAGTGTTCGCGTTACGACAACGTATTCTTCTGAAGATGAATCTTCCGAATCCTCAATTGGTGGTGGTAAAGGTTTATCTTGTTCTTCGATTAATGGTGGTAAAGGTTTATCTGGGTCTTCTAATGGTGGTGGTAATTCTGATTCTGGGGGTGGTTTTCTAAAAAATATTTTAAAAACCAAAATAGTACTGATAACACCACCCGCAAAAAATAAATACTTTCTCATAATTATACTTTTTAAAAGGGTCTATTGTTTAAGTATGGTACAGAAGGCGGAGGACCAGGTGGTGGAGGTGGTGGGTAGAAGAATCTCTTTGCGGCTTGTTGTTCAGCTTGTTTTTTATTCTTTGCATGTCCACGACCTAAAAATATGTTATCAACGTACACATCGATATAAAAAATACCATTTTCGTGACTTACGACACGGTACTCGGGTAAAGAAAGGTTATTTGTTTGACAATGACGCATGAGATGATCTTTGAAATTATCATCGACCATAATTGAGTTCATGTTGATATATTCCGGGTTCGTATATATGTTCAAAATAAACTGTTTTGCATGCAATAATCCAAGATCCATGTAAATCGCACCAACAAGAGCTTCAAAAACATCCTCAAGAATTTTGGGGTTTTTAAACCATTCGTTGCGCATACCCTTTTCATCCATTTGAACCCAATTATAAAGTCCAAGTTTGGTTGCTATACCTGCAAGTGTTTCGCCTCTAACAAGTTTCGTACGAGCTTTCGTAAGAAACCCCTCTTGACGATTTTCATAACGATCAAATAAAAATTTTGTAATAACGAAACCTAATACGGAATCACCTATGAATTCAAGAGTTTCAAATGAACCATCTAAAGATTCATCTTCTTTGAGTACTGATTTATGTCTAAAAGCTTTTTGGTACAAATCTAATTTAGTTATCTTTGTACCAACAAGTAATTCTACAGATTGCCTGTCAATTAACATGGTTTAGTTATAATATGTATGTATTTTTTAAGCCTTTTGCTCTGGTTTACTGTAATGCGGACTCAAGTATTTTTGTAAATTCAAGAAAGTGACTTGGGTGTCAGCTGGTGGCTGAAGCAAATCACGCAACTTATCGTCAAGAACCAAAACGCGGCCGTTATCCGGATGCTTCAAACCCTTTTCGTTGACGTACTTATTAATCGCGCGCGTCACAGTACTTCTCGAGACCAATTCACCTTCTGGCAATTCCAAAAATGCACGAAGCTTTTCAGAAATCACCTGTTTACGATTAAACCCGTTATTTTCAGCGCGCTTAGCCGCCTTTTCCCCGTTTGGATCGTCTTGCTTTGCTTTGACCTTCCTGACAATTTTAGAGAGTGTTTTGATATCGTTTCTGAGAGCGGAAATTTCTTCGAGTACGGTTTCAATAGACATTTTTTTTATATATTACTTAGGTCATGAATCTTTAAGTCCGTTTTTTGAATGATAAATATGTACTGAAAACAAGTAGAATAATAACGGTCAATGCCATGGATTTAAAAAGATTATCTATACGCATTGGATACAGATATCCAAACGAGTATGGTTGTCTGGGGGAAATATCATTATTTGGATCTGGGCACCCACCAGCACAACACCCTGATTCACATGGGGTTATATACCCATTTTTGCGAGTACCACATGTTTGTTCTTTGTGTGGGTATGGTGTATCATAATCAGCATAACATCTACACGATTCGTCACACGCCATATTTATTATATAGGTAATATAATAATGGACGAGAATATTTACTCAGAAACCACGGTTTCAAAGTTCATGAATAAAAATTTATTTTTTGGTGATCCAGTTTTGAAAAAATATTTTGAACAGGATGATCTGAAAAAATTTAGAAACCGGGTTAACCGTGTACACTCCAAAGAATCGTTTGAAAAGATGGCGTATGTTGTTGTTACAGATGCTATACGCGATATCATATATGAAGTTATAAGTGAACTTACTGTGTTTCTAAAACCAATGGGTGATATTATCATCAGTGGTGGTGAAGCTTTCAATGTATATATGGATCGTAAAGATAAAGTGATTACAAGCGATATAGATACTAAATTTGCACCTCGTATGAAACCAGATGAAAAGTATTTTGGTAAATTACAAGCTGTTAAACTTCTTTTATGGAATAGACTTGGTGTAATATCAAAAAGGATAAATATACGAATTCGAGATCGTATTTTATCAAAAAAGAGTAAAATTGGTAAATTTATTGGATTAAGATTTGATGATACTGGTCCATATGTAACGCGCCGATATAGTTTAATCAAAAAACGAAAACAAAGTAATACAAATAAACCAACAAAACGTAATGTGTTTATAGATGTAGAATTATTTGCACTTGATTTAAAAATACGATGGTATTCACCGGAAAAGAAACGTATAGTACCTGTTAACCTGGGTGGTATTTTGGATATTGCATTTATGCGTCCAAATGAATTTGGATACGAAGTTATACAAACGCGTAAAAGAGGTGTTACATACCGTAATCAAACTACAAACAAAACGATTATCGATAATAGAATATATGTTGCGGGTAAATCCTTTTTGATTGATGATATATATCTCATGCAAAAACTCGGTTTGAGACCGGAAAAGAGAGAAAAAGACCGACAACGAATGGTGAAATTAGCCCGTATTATTACTAAAAAACCAATTAAATCGACAGAACCAATGGAAAAAATATTAAAATTAGTACACAAGGTACCTAAAACACCAGCAAAGAAAATTTTACGCATTAAAAGTGTAAATATCCAGAAAGCAAAACGCGTCGACCCTTCGAAATATACAAAATACACAACTAAACCATCCAAAGAAAAATTATCAAGACAAATTGTTTACGGTTTGGATTCATCAGTAAATACGGTTAATATACCAGGGTTTAAACAATCGAGTGGTATAAGTCGTTTTAATACGAACACACTCACATGGAAACCAAATACATCACATTCCTATATTAAAAATGAGTATGATTTCAGACCAAATAATACTACACAATTCAATTTACCAGAGAGTGTTAAAATGGAAGAAACACTTTATGGATTTAAACCAAATAGAGATAAATGGGTCCCAAAACCAATTTTGGAAAAATCAGCTATGATACCTTTTATTGGGTTAAAGAATTGAAACCAATCTAATATACATAATGATTTACGATACTCTCTCAAAAGGTGAAGATGGCTTATACCATACTCGGGCGTTAAATGATGAAAATAAACGACATTTCATCCAGTTAAATGGTGTAACTGTATCTGATGTTGATCAGGAATTGGGTGAAGTGTCATTTGAAGTTACAGGTGATGATAACCAGGCGAAGGTAGAAAGTGTACATGTTACTAACCTCCAGTCTGCATTGGAAAATAGTAAAACATGGTTCGGAAAAGAACTTTCGGAGAAAACTGTTTCGGGTGCTTATACCAGGGGTGAAAATCTTGCGACTGACCGAATTTCTGCAACACGTGTTTTTGATCACAATAAAGAACCACTCGAGTTTACTTCTATCGAAGCAGGTAAAACATGTACAGCACTCGTAGAATTTTCAGGACTCTGGTTTGCAAAGAAAGCATTTGGTCCGTCGTGGAATATTGTTCAGTTGAAAATTCACGAAGAAAAAATTCCAGAACCTGAACCCGAACCCACACCAGAAGTTGTGGAAGAAGAAACATATCCAGACCAGTACATGATCCAGGATTCAGAATAAAAAAATTTGTTGATAGTATATAAAGATGAAGATGAAGATGAACAAAGTCTCTCCAAGACAGGTTTTGATTGCCCTCGCCATTGCGGCCGTAATCTACCTCATGTTCGCGAACAACACAAAATCCATGTATTCCGTTGAAGAAACCATGTACGCCCCATCTGGTGTTGAGGGTGCCGCTGTCGGACCATCCGAACCAGGTACAGCGTGTGAAATGAAGGCTGGTACAGGCCTCGCGTCCTCGCTTCTCCCACGTGAAGTTGCTTCCCAAGAAGACTTCGGTGAGTTTGCCCCAGAAGATGTCCTCGAAGGACAAAACTTTCTCGAACCAAGAGCCCAAATTGGGTTCCCAGAAACGGTCGGTGGCGCCATGAGAAACGGTAACCAACAAGTCCGCGCCGATCCACCAAACTCCAAAGAACCATTCGTATGGAATAACTCTACTATTGCCCCAGATACCATGCGAAGACCATTGTGTTAATTAATTTAAAGAATATAGGTATAGTTTATATATAAAATGTCTCAGGTTACACCTACAGACGAACTCTCGAACAGCGTCTCTAAGTTGGTTGAATTAAACAAGCAAATTACAGAAGCCCGTGAAGATATAAAGGTCTTAGTTCAGGCCGAAAAGTCTCTCAAATTACAGGTTAAAAAGCTTATGACAGATAATGGTCTCGATGTTATTAACCTCAAAAAAGGAAAGATTTCTGTTCGAAAAAGTGCTAGAAAAACGGGGTTGAACAAAACCTCAGTCAAAGAAGGTCTTACATCTTTTTTTGAAGGAAACGAACAGCAGGCGGAAATTGCCTTAAAGGTTATACTCGATAACTTACCAGTAAAAGAAACTACTTCACTCGCTCTCACGGGAATTAAAGAAAAAAAGCAAGAATAACACAATGGTTTGGAGTCAATACGTATATGAAGCCACTCACGGCAATGAAGCCGAATATAGCGATAATGAATATGAAGTTAATATTGACGAACCTTTACATATAAACGATTGGGAAGAAGCACATCATGAACATCTTCGTTATATGTGGGGGATACTACAACAGTACCTAGACGACGCAGTTATGTCGCATTTTATTTTAAAATTTGCAAATTACGACGATTTTGTTGAATTTTGCTTTTATAATTCCAAATACGGATCTTAGATAAATATGTAATTAATATATATACAAACATGCTCCCAGATATTACATCCCAAAAAGTTGCCATTCCAGCCTCTCTTTTTTTAGCACTCAGCCCAGGTATTCTTCTCAGAACAGATGGTTCCAGAATCGCATTCAGAGACGGTCTCACGGGCAGAACAGCTGTATTGTTTCACGCTCTCGTATTCTTCCTCACATTCTCTCTTATTGCGAAGGTGATGGGTCTCGTCCTTACCAAGACGGATCTTCTCGTAACGACCATTCTCTTTCTTACTCTCAGTCCAGGTATACTATTGACCCTTCCACCCGGATCCAAGGGGGTATTTATGTCGGGCCAAACCGGCGTTCCAGCGGCATTGGTACACGCATTGGTCTTCGCGATTGTGTTCGCTATTTTACGAAAGCAATTTCCTCAGTTCTATTAAGTGACATGTCCTATGAATATCTTATTATAGGTCCAGGTGCTATGGGTATATTTTCCATGTTAGGGTACCTTAAAAGTGTTGAAAACACTTTAGAAAATGTCAAAGGGTACTCGGGTGCTTCAGCTGGTGCTATTATATGCACATTTTTAGCACTCGGGTACTCAATAGAAGAAACATTATATAAATTACTTGAACTCGATTCGAGTAAACTCGTTAAACTCAATTTGAAATGTTTTTTAAACTCATATGGATTAGTAGATTTGAAACCTATTCGAGAACAGTTTGTCAATACACTAGGTTCAGATCCAACATTCTCAGAAATAGATAAAACCCTGTATATATCGGCTTTTTGTGTAAATACGTCAAAAACTGAATATTTTTCAAAATATACACATCCAGATATGAAAGTCATAGATGCTCTATGTATGAGTATTGCTGTACCGTTTATATTTTCATCATATAGGTATAATAATATGGTTTATGTAGATGGTGGTACACAGGAAACGTTACCAACAGCACCATTTCTCGATAAAAAACCATATACCATTTTATGTGTGAGAATGAAAATGGAAACAGAATTTATAGAGGAAATAAAGAACCCTAAACAATTTGCCGAAGCGCTTGTTTCGTCAACCCTAAATAATAGAAAACATAATCTTATAAAAGAAGCCAAAGTTGTTGATATAGATATAGGTCAGGTCGACCTTTTTAATTTTAACATGTCATACGAAGACAAGTTTCAAATGTATACGAAAAACATATCGCTATAACTTTTTTGTTGAGTTATATCAATATGGATGCGTGTGACCCAGGATTAGATATAAGTAATCTTAGAACGCTCATTAAACAAAATGTGGGTGTAGATTTAAAATTATCCAAAAATCAAATATGCGACGTATACTCATTAATCCAGGGTGGAAAATTACCCCTACCACCTTTGGTTTTGAGTAAAGATGGATCGTATTTAATTGACGCTAAGTCGCCATTGACCCGAAAAGAATTTGATACATTGTTTAGATCTACTTCGAGAGTCGATGAAATACGAAGAATCGCGAAAAAAGTAGGTGTTGTACGTTATGCAAATAAGAAAATCACAAAACAACAACTCATTGATATAATTGGTAGACGTCTTCATTCTATGAATGTTCACGAACCAATTAAATTAAGATCCATTCAAAAGAAACAAATTGAAAAAATTGCGTTTAATAATAATGCAAATTTGGTTAATAATTTGAATGTGAATAAGATTAACAATATCAATAACGTTAACACAGTTAACAACACAGTTAACAACAGTGTCAACAACAGTGTCAACCGAGTGAACAATAACGTCAACCGAGTGAATAACAGTGTCAACAGTGTCAATAACTTGAGTTCTAAAATAAAAAAGAACGAAAAACCACGTTTTTTAAACGAGGGTGATATAAAAACGTCTACAACCAATGTACCAAAATCAAATATAAAAGCGTTTACTAGTAAAAAACCAAAAAAACCATCTTTTTTAAGTAAAATTTCTGTAAAACCTGTTCAAGGACCCGTCCAAGGTCCACCTAGACGTAACGTAGATGGTCCAGATATCATTAAACAACGAAACTCTGAAATAAAAGAGAATGAAATTTTATTACGAACGTATCTTAACCGTGAAAATGTGAGTAAATATATAAACAATTCGGAAAAAGCGAACGTGTACAATAGAATAAAAAGAGGTACAAAATTTAACAACGTCAAGACATACATTAACGGTATAGTATCAACTAAAATAACGAATGCACAGCGTATTGAAAATCAAAAACTAAAATTGGAACAAAATCGTAACGAGTTACAAAAAATTTTAAGTGAACTTACAAACTTGACGAATACGAACAAAAGTGAAATTTTGAGTAAATTCAATTCAAATGGAAAATTGAATAACGCTAAGACACTCGCTGTTCAAAAGAACAGAAATATTAAAAAGGCTAAACTTGGAAACCTTAAACTAAACCTTGAAACGTTTTTGAAAAATAAAAATGTGAACAACAAGGGTACATACATAAATAGACTTGATGCGGGTGAAGATATTTCCAATCTGAAAAGGGAAATACTTGACGTTATTAACAAGAAGAATGCCGACCGTAAAAATTACGAGTTGAAGTTGAAAGAATTAAGTGTTTTACTTAATACATCTAAGAATTTGAATAATTCCATGAAATCTAAATTTTTACGAAACTTTGAAAATACGCGTAATTTTAATAAAGTGAAAAAGAATATCGAAGACGAATTCAAGAAGATAAACAATGCTCGTAAACAAGGTGAAAATGCATTTAGAAAAGAAGAACAGAGAAGAACATTACAAAAGATTCTTAATAATTCTGAAAACTTTACAAATGACGACAAACGTGCATTTATGCAACGCTTCGAGAGAGGTGATAATTTTAATACCCTAAAAGAAAATGCTACACAAACATCTCTTAATCTTGCAAAGAAACGAAAAAATCGTGAACTCGAAGAAAAAATGAAAGCGGAAGCAGAGTTAAAAAATGAAGAGAGACGACAACAGAGAAAACTTATGAATGAAATTATGAATAATTCCGGTTTACTTAATAACTCTGAAAAGAATGTGTTTAGACAGCGTTTTAATAGCGGTGACAGTTTCAATAGAATAAGGGTGAATATTAATAAGCGCGTAAAAAAATTGAAAGATGAAGGTATTCGTAAAGAAAAGGAAAGGTTGAAAAAACTGAAAGCAAATGAAGAAAATCAGAGAAAAAAAGAAACTGTTCAGCGTTTAAGAAATGGTTATAATGCAAATAATACTGTAGCCAAAAATATCATAAACAGATTTGAAAAGGGTGGAATGTTTGCTCCAAAAACAGAACAGAATACTATAAACAGAATCACGCGGGCAAAACAAAAGGTATCAAATAAACAAGAAAAAGAAGAAAAAAGACGTTTGTTAAAGGAAGCAAAGGCGGAAGAGAAACGACTGGCAAAGATAGAGGCAAATCGTAAGGCAAAGGAAGAAGCAAATCGTAAGGCAGCAGAAGAAGCAAATCGTAAGGCAGCAGAAGAAGCAAATCGTAAGGCGAGGGAAGAAGAAATGCGTAAGGCATCATTAAACGTCATGAACGGAGGTGGCAATACGTTACGTATATGGAAAGAGATACAAAAGAAAAAACAAAATATTAAAGAAAAACAAAATAAATTTAATAAAGCCACTAAAGAAGCTGAAGAAGCTAAGGCCAAACTTGAAGAACAGAAGAAAAGGTCAGAAGAATCGAAGAAACGCGCGGAAGAATTAAAACGTAAAGCGAAAGAACTTAATAATATCAAAGAAAAACAGAATAAACTTAATAAAGCCGCGAAAGAAGCTGAAGAAGCTAAAGCTAGACTCGCAGAACAGAAGAAAAAGTCAGAAGAGTCGAAGAAACGTGCAGAGGAAGCACAGGAAATTGCGAACCGTAAGGCGAAGGAAATTGCGAACCGTAAAGCTAAAGAAGAGGCGAACCGTAAGGCGAAGGAAGAGGCAAACCGTAAGGCGAAAGAAGAAGCGAACCGTAAGGCGAAAGAAGAAGCGAACCGTAAAGCAAAGGAAATTGCTAATAAGAAAGCTAAAGCACTTGCAAAAAAGAAAAAGGAAGACGAAGAAAAGAAGAAAAAAGAGGCCGAAAACAAGAAGAAGGCTGCACAAAATCAACAAATGCGTGCATCCCTTACTAAAAAGGTTAAATCGACACAAATGGATCAAAAAGTTAAAAATAAATTACTCAATCAACTCAAAAATTACAGTGTTCAAATCCGAAATGTTGCACCAGGTATTGAGCAAACAATCAAATCTGAAAAATTAAATGGTAATTATAACGATTCGGAGAACAGAAAGAAAAGACAGGAAGTTAAGAAACAACTCGCGGCATATATCGCTAAAACATACCCCGATATGTCCAAAGCCGATCGTAAAAAATACATTGATAGAGCAAATCTTACACAGTGGAAAAGGGGAATTTTTAGTGGAAGTCAAGGGATGGGTGCAAACCAAGCGTTTGAAAGAATTAAGGGTAATATTCGTGAAAATATGAAATCGAATACAAATAAGAAGGCAAACCTTAAGAAGTTAGTTAATAATACCATGAAAGGACGCGCGGCTAAAAACGTAAGTAGACTCAAAAAGAATATTAATGAAGGTGTTTCTGAAATGGCGGTCAAAACACGACTCGCACAATTAAATAAACGAACAAAGTACCAGACGTAAATTAATATAAAGAATCAACTAATATATTAAAAAAGAATGGACATTCAACCAGTGTCACAAAAAACGAAAAATTTGAAATGTTACGCTGCAATCCACATGCCTTTCGAAGCCGTCTTGGTAGCTTTAGGAGCCATGACAACTTGGTACGGGGGAATTTTTCCAATTTTACCATTGGTAGGTTCTTCTGTATTAGTTTGTTGTAGTAAATGTTGTTGTACGAGTAACGGGGGTAAAGGAGCTGCTGTAACTTATTTAACTTTAAATTGTGTTTCATTTGTGGGTTCATTATGGGATTATTTTGCATTGAATCACGTTAACAAACATTGTGATGATATCGGAGATTGGGTAGGGGTGGACGAATACTGTAACTTCGTAGATGTTGCCTCTATATTTGCAATAATTTGTTTCGTTATGAGAATTATCGGTGTAATTATGGCAAGTCGTAGTGTATGTTGTCTCTCACCAGAAAAAGAACCAGAAACACTAACCGAAGCACCGGTAGCGGTTACAATTTAAATATATATAAAAGAAATGTTCTAATCACTAATAAAACATGCACAGAGGTTTATCATCCGTGATGATCCAATACGCTCGCTCTATTAGTGATGAAAAGAAATCAAAAACTATCGTTAAGGGAAACAAATCCGGGGAATATACCGGAAGTCGTGACGACATGCACGAAAAACTTTTGTATAAATGTGGTTTAAAACCAAAAAGTGTTTGGGATCCAAATTCAAAATCATGGTATACGAAAGTCTATTATGCGGACGGGACGAGTTATAATCCAGTTTTGTTTCATAATGGAAAACTCGATAAAAACCCATTTTTTAAAGATTAACAACTTTCTTTTTTCATCCATTTTTCAAGACCATTTGGATTGACGTGTTTATCCTTGAAAACAATGTCACAATTTGAATGATGTAATATTTCCTCCATGATTGGTTCGTCCACTTTACCATTTTCATGTAAAGTATATACGGTTAAATAATACGTATATGTACATGGATCTATTAATGCACTAGATGCTCTCAAACACGCTGATACTTTCACGGTTGTATCGTGATCATCATTAAACATTAATCTTTGAAACCACCGTTTCTTTTTGAATTTATTAAGGTAACCATTTTCAGATAATTTAGGTTCTATTATACACTTTTGCTTCTTATTTTCAGAAGGGTCAACGCTCATACTTATACTATTTCCCATTGCACCTACACCGCAACCTGTCATTTTTGTACATCTACCCTCAACAATAACTTTTATTCTTTTATCTGACATGTTCACAAACAAAATACTTGTCGGTGTTACATGTCTTATCTTAGAACGCATACTCCTCCTTATTAAATTACACTTACCTAATCTAATAAGTTTGGGAAATCTAGGTATTATACCTAAACACCCGTTTTTTAACGAAAAGTATGGGAACTTTGCATTATAATACTCCTTCAGAAATTCCTGAATGTGTGGTTCGTACTCTGAATCATTAAATTTTCTGAGTAACATTATAATATAGACCATGATTAAAATTCCAATAAGTAAGAATGGTTATCTTTCAAAACAGGGGTACGTTGATGTTAAGAACAAAACGGAACTCGCGAGACGACGTGCACTTGGTAGAGTTGTACGCGCAGGTGAACCACCGCTTGGCCTGTTTAGAAGACTTAACGTACTCATGATTTTATTTAGACGTAAAGATCCAAAACTTTCCAAAATTTTCAAGAAAGATCGAGATTGGGTCAGGGAAAA